AGAAACACGAATACCTTTTGATTTAGATATTTTTAATAAAATCACTAAAGGTGGTTTACCAAATAAAACACTTAACATAGCGTTAGCCGGTACTGGTGTTGGTAAATCCCTTTTCATGTGTCATATGGCTTCGAGCTGTCTAGCTCAAGGCAAAAACGTCCTATACATTACTATGGAAATGGCTGAAGAACGAATAGCCGAAAGATTGGATGCAAACTTACTAAACATTGAATTAGAGCAGCTTAAAGATATACCAAAAATAGCATTTTCGTCGAGGATTGAAAAGCTGGCACAAAAAACCACCGGTAAGGTAATAATTAAGGAATATCCAACCGCATCAGCGCATACTAACCACTTTAAGTCACTTCTCAATGAGCTTGCTTTGAAGAAGCAATTTAGACCAGACATAATTTTTGTCGATTATCTAAATATTTGTGCTTCGTCAAGATTTAAGCCTGGTGGAAGTGTTAATTCTTATACATATATTAAGGCTATTGCTGAAGAGTTACGTGGGCTAGCTGTAGAATATAATTTACCTGTCGTATCGGCTACTCAGACTACAAGATCTGGATATTCTAACACTGATGTAGACCTGACAGACACATCCGAATCTTTCGGTTTACCGGCTACAGCAGACTTTATGTTTGCTCTTATCAGCACTGAAGAGCTCGAGCAACTTAACCAAATTATGATAAAACAGTTAAAAAACCGTTACAACGATTTAACTAGTTTTAAAAGATTTATGGTAGGGGTTGATCGTGCTAAAATGAGATTATATAACCTTGAAGATTTAGCTCAAAATGATGTTTCAGATTCGGGTATTGATTTTGAAGAATCAACGCTTGAGGATCGTTCTTTCAGCAAAATGTTCTCAAAAAAAGATTTCTCTGGTATAAAAATTTAGGAGGAATAGTGTTCTTAGCACCTCAAATAAATCAGTGTATTGATGCAGCCAAAGAAAATATATTAGGTAACAAGCCATACCATTTAGTCACAAAAGCTCTGAGAGACTCTTTTAGTGACAAAGATTTAAAGTTTAAGTTTGAAATTTTTGAAGATATAGATAAAGATTATTTTACTGTATCTGGTTTATACGATATGAATACAGATACAAGATACGTTTGCTTTAACTTTTCTGCTAGAAGCAAAAGTATTTCAATATCAAAAAACAAATGGCCAGAGTTTAAGTTTCTCACATCACAAGCCATTCAACACGAAACAATTCACAAATATCAATGGCAATATCGCGATGTAAATTTTGAAGCTGAAAAAGTGGATTTTCGAAATATGGATACCAAAGTTGATAATGAGGAAAGAGCTTACTTAGCTGATGTGGATGAAATTGATGCCTATGGTCACGATATTGCTATGGAAATAAAATATTATTATCCAACCAAAAATCCTTACGAAATTTTAAACAGAATCAGTACCACCAGAAAAATTCCTTCCTATAGTTACTACAAAAGAACCTATAAAGGTTGTGACTGGCAAAAGGTAAGAAAAAAACTTATTCAAAGAGCTTACAAATGGATCAAATATGCATGATGCTTTAAATCTAACAAACTTTATACATTTAGCGCTTTTACTTGGTGCATGTGTTTTATGTTACATGTGGGGTAAAATAAGTGGTGCTATAGATTTTGCTTTATTATTAGTAGATAACAAACTTATTACTGTTGAGCAAATAAAGAAATTAGAAGAGGACGGCAAGGAATAGTCACGTTGTCTTTTATATAAAGTTGTTTTATAATTTAATGGTAGTAAGGATGATTTAACTGATAGCCACGTTAGTTAAATCTTAAAATGGTGTGGCGTGATGTGTAATTAGGAGATGTTTTAATGAGTATTCAAACTAAAGTTCTTAACGTACTTCGTACTGGCAAAAACTTTTCGGCGCATGCTATTGCTAAGCAACTGCGTACCACTGAAGGTACAGTGTCTGCTCGCATTTCTGAGCTGCGTTCGCAAGGGTTCGCCATCTATAGCAACGTGAACAAAAATGGTGGCACGGCTTATCGCCTTGGCCGTCCTTCGCGTGCTATGGTTGCCGCAGCCTTTTCTGCTGCTGGTAGCTCTGTTTTCAACTAATAGTTGAGCTCAACCGGGCACTTCCCCCTCCTCTCTCACCTTAAGTGTCGCCGGATGGTCGTAACCGGTATCCTTGTAACAACAGCAACCCCTCGCAAGAGGGGTTTTGTTTTTCTACGGTGTGGTTTTTGGGAGACTAAATAATACTATGGTTAACGAAATATACAAGTTCAACAGAGGAGATGTTGCTGAAGGCATTTTAGGTGCGGCTTTAGCAGCAAAGTTTACTAATCGTCCCTCGAGTCTAAAGGACAAAAATGTACCTATAACTGTTGCAATGATTGACAACGTTCTTGATGAATTTTTTAGAAGTAACCGAATGATTGAGTTTAAAGCAAAAGATATTGTTGCTGTACGGGGTCAATATGTATCTGATGCTATAAATTTCTCTATCGCTTTGCCCGAAGCAGCAGCAAAATTACTCAGCAATAAACAAAATAGAACTGTTGTTAAAGATTTATATGATTCTGCCATTTCTTATGTTGAAAAAACTTGGACCGAGGACGTTCTTAAGTTTGCACTTAACGGACAATTGGATAACATTATAATTTTATCCGATGGTGTTGGTGACCAAAAAGGAACTAAGGCTGATATTAAAGTAACAATAAATGGTAAGCCTTACACGAGACAAATATCTTTAAAGGTAGCGGGTGGTGAACAGTTTGCACAAGTATCTGGTGATGAATTTGAAAAACAACAAAAAGTTTGGGAAGATATTCTCAATTTAGATATATCAGAACTAGAAAAATTGTACTTATCTGAAATTAAAAACTACGACAAAAAACAGATTTTTTCAAGCAGGGAAGATGCTAAACTAAATGAGTTTAAGGATATGATTAAATCTGCAGCAAGAGTCGTTTACAAAGAAGCTGCTAAACAAATTCAATCAAAAATAGCTTCTAAAGATAATACTTTTTTTCAAAACTTAGCTAAGCTTATTTTTGAGGGTGCTACGAGAGGAGACGCTTCTATCGAACTAGTAAAACTAGAGGGTGGTAAATTTAAACAACTCCAATTTAGCAAAGATTTTATTGAAATATATACTAATCAATTAAAAAAGAGTAATCTCAAAGCAAAATTTAAAGAAACTGGTGATCCACTTGTTGAAATTTTTGCCGGTACAGAAACTAAAGCAAATTTAATTCTTAAGATAAGAGTTAAAGTAGAAGCCTCATCTTCACAAACCAAGGGTGGTAAATTTTATAAACCGTATATGAGAAACTTAGTTGAAGCTGGACCTTTAATGTTCTCACTTCTAAGTTAACCAAAATTTTATGAACTTTAAATCCTTTTTGCTTGAAGCAACTGATGAATCAAAGCTGACTCACCTAGAGCATGCTGAAGATCATCATATCAATGCTGGTCACGAAGGCTTTATGCACGCTTTCGAAACGTTACATAATACCCACGAACTTTTGTCTGGTAGAAAATCTAAGGCAAAAATTTCAACTAAATTTGATGGCTCTCCGTCTATTGTGTTTGGCACTAATCCTGAAAATGGAAAGTTCTTTGTAGCATCCAAGTCTGCTTTTAATGCTACACCAAAATTGAATTACACACATGAAGATATTAAAAAGAATCACGGACACGCTCCTGGATTAGTTTCTAAACTTAAAGCTGCTCTCACTCATTTACCTAAAGTTGCTCCTAAGGAAGGTATCTACCAGGGGGATTTTATGTATCACAAAGACGATAGAGATGTGAGTGAAAAAAGTGGCAAGTACCATTTCAAACCTAATACAATTACTTACTCGACAAATGTCAATTCCGAAGAAGGTAAAAAGATTGCTAATTCTAAAATAGGAGTAGCTGTACATACTGCTTACAGAGGTCCTACTTTAGCTAAGATGAAAGCCGAATATAATGCTGACTTAAGTAAGTTCAATAATCACAATGATGTACATTTAATTTCTCCTCACGTGGATAACTCCAACGCAAAATACACTAAAGAAATGCAAAAAGAATTTACTACACACATGCAAAATGCTATTGAGGCAAATCAAAGGTTAAAAAACTACGAACACGTGACTGGCCACGAAGAACATGTAAAGACTTACATTAATAAGAAGGTAAAAGAAGGTGGTCCTCTGACTGTTAAGGGCTATCAGCAGCATTTAAAAGAATTCTATCAAAAGAAAGCTGATGCTTTAAAGACACAAGCTGGAAAACAAGGTCATTTACAACGTAGTGCTAAAATGATTGCTCATGTTGAAAAAAGATCTAAGCATTTTGAAACCACTTTTGAGGTTCACAAACAACTTCAAAAAGCTAAAAACGTTTTAGTAAATGCATTATCAAATAAACCTACATTTGATCATCATGTTGGTGGTCAGCAAGTTAAGCCAGAAGGATTTGTAGCTACTATTAACAACAGACCAACCAAACTTGTTGACAGAGATGAGTTTAGTCGTTTAAACTTTCAATCTAGAGAAAGGTAATCTTGAACGGCTGACAAGAGAAATTCTACAGCCAGGTCAACAGAAAGTCAACATGAAAACCTTCAAAGAATTTAAAGAAAATTTTCAAGACGGTCGTAATCCAGAAGATAAAGGGGATATGGCTAGACATGGCCTAAAAGGCAAAACAATTGCTCAGCTAAAAAAAGTCCGTTCTTCTGACACCGCTTCTTCACGCGAAAAACAGCTTGCACATTGGTATATTAATATGCATTCTAAAAAATGATAAATATACAATTGTTTTACACTTTTTATACAAATGGCCTATCAAAATATTTTAGAAGAACAAGAAAAAACAGCTGTTTTTACCTTTGGCAGAAATAATCCTCCAACCGTAGGACACGAAAAGCTGTTTGATAAAACTATGGAGGTAGCTAAGGAGCATAATGCTAAAGCTCACCTCATTACTTCGCATTCCCAAGATGCTAAGAAAAATCCTTTGAATTCTTCTCAAAAAGTAGGTCTGATAAAAACCTCATATCCTGAGGCTCATGTATATTCATCTAGTAAAGCAGCTCCTTCTATTTTTCATATAGCAACAAAATTACACAATCAAGGAAACAAACACCTTGTTATGGTAGCTGGTTCGGATAGAGTTGATGAGTATCATAAACAGCTTCACAAATATAATGGTATTGAAGGTAGTCACGGATATTATAATTATAAGTCCATTAGAGTCGTTTCTGCTGGTCAAAGAGATCCTGATGCTGAAGGTGCTGAAGGTATGTCTGGTACTAAATTAAGATCTCATGCAATTTCAGGTAATAAAGAAAAATTTAAATCTGGGTTAATGTCTAAACTTTCTAATAAACAAAAAGAGGAAGTTTACAAAAACGTAAGATCATCTCTTAATGTAAAAGAAATATATGATCCCCACTTAAAGATATCAAAATATCAATGGGGTGAAAAAGATGGCGTAGATAAAATGAAGTCTATGACTCCAGGTGAATCTGCTAAATCTAAAAAAATTAGAGAAGATTATGTGGCAGGTAAAATCTTTCAAATAGGTCAATATGTTGCTACGCAAGATGGTAAAGAGGGTAGGGTAACTTACAGAGGATCAAACTATGTTACCATTCAAGAATACAATGGAAACATTTTTAAATCGTGGCTAGTGGAATGTGTAGAGAAAAACAATGAAGATTATCCCTATATTCCTTCGGTTAGGTTAAAAGAACAAAAGGTTCCAATATTACTTATGAATACAGAACAAAGAAAAATTTTACAAGAAGAAAATCAGCAGTTAGAATTTGACGGAATTCAAACAAAGAATTTTGATATGTGTAAAGATGCTTATAGGTTGTTTGGTCAATTGATTGCTGATGATCGTGAAGGTAAAAAAATAGGCGAAGTAGCTGGACATCAAGATGCTACTAATGTGTTGCCTTCTGACACTAAAAAAAGAATGCAATTTAAATATTATGTGGGTCTATAATGCACGAAAAACATAGTTGGATATTAAAGGCACTTACCAAATGAACTTAGATAACTGGCCCTATAAACAACATGAGCTGTTAAAAACAGCTATGGAAGCTACAGACTCATATTTGGCTGTAGAGAAACACGCACAGTCTCATAACATGGCTACCAATAGTATGTTACATGATTTCACCTACCATATGAGTAGAGCTCACGATGCATTGCAAGAACTTGGTGTATTAGATCAGCATCAAAAATACATGACAGCTCACGTTCAAAATATGGCTAAGTTTAGCGGTCACGACGATTTCCTACTTTCCAATCTTCCGTATGACCATGTACCTCAAGTAAATTATAGTGAGGTAGAAGAGGAGAAAAAAGAGCCAATGAAACTTAAATCTTTTAATGACTTTCTAAGCGAAAAAAAAGAAGAAAAAAGAAATTTAGATAAAGAGTTTGAAGAGATCTCCGA